GGTAAGACTGTTGTACCTAAATATAAAAAGACAGGTGATCTCTCAGTGGTTGGTCTTAAGTATCTTGGTGATGCTTACTGCAATGTGTGGGGAGAGCATTGTAGAGTGGATTTTCCAGAGTTCAACCTTGGTAGTAGACAGCAAATAGCTAGACACCTCCAGTATTTTGGATGGAAACCAAAGAAGTTTACTGAGAAAGGTAGTGCTATTGTAGATGAGTCAGTTCTAAGCAAGGTCAAAGGGATACCGGAGGCTCAATTGATAGCTGAGTATCTCATGGTACAGAAGAGAATAGCACAGGCTACCTCATGGCTAGAGGCCACTGAGGATGATGGTAGGGTACATGGGTATGTCAATAGTAATGGAGCAATTACAGGTAGGATGACACACAGCTCTCCCAACATGGCTCAAGTGGTAGCTGGTTACTCTCCTTATGGTGAGGAGATGAGGAGTCTGTGGACTGTACCTGAGGGTTACTCTCTAGTGGGGATGGATGCTAGTGGCTTGGAGCTAAGGATGCTAGCACATTATATGAATGATGAGGAGTATACAAATGAGGTTGTTAATGGAGACATACACACAGCAAACCAATTGGCTGCGGAACTTCAATCAAGAGATCAGGCGAAGACTTTTATCTATGCGTTCCTGTATGGTGCAGGAGACCAAAAGATCGGGAGTATCATTGGTGGAAATGCAGGAGATGGTAAGAGAATTAAGTCAAAGTTCCTCAGTAATACGCCATCACTTGGAGCTTTACGAGAGCGAGTTATCGAGGTTTCAAAGCGAGGCTATCTTAAGGGACTCGATGGCAGACACATCAAAATCCTCAGCCCCCACAAAGCTCTCAATGCACTGTTCCAAAGTGCAGGAGCAGTAGTAATGAAAGAAGCCTTGACATTACTAGATGAGTATGGTAAGATATATAATATAGACTATAAATTTGTTGGTAATATTCATGACGAAATACAGGCAGAAGTCAGGGAGGATCAAGCAGAAAAGTTTGGATGGTTGGCAGTAGAGTGTATTAAAGCGGCAGGAATTAATTTGAAACTACGCTGTCCTTTGGATGGTGAATATAAGGTAGGTAAAACATGGGCACAGACACATTAGAGATAGAATATACACACGATGATACAAAATGTGAAACATGTTGTAGGAAAGGTGATGAATGTATTAACAAAGAAACATACCTTTCTGATGGGGTATGGGCAGCATCAGGGTTTTTTTTACAATGTGGGGTACTCTCTAAAGATTATGATTTAAATGAAACAAGGAAAGAAAATGACTAAGACAGTTGACACATTAGTAGATGACATTTATTCTCTCATGAGAACTAAAAGAGCTCCTCAAGGTATCAATGTAGAGGAAGAGATTGAGAAGTTTGGTGAGGGTATGAAGGAGATCATGAAACATGACTTCCTCCCTCACTCCTTCGATGCTAGAAAACTTAGGATGTCAAACATTGGTAAGACTGATCGCTACCTTTGGCATCACTTTAAAGGATTTAAGGGCGAGAAGATTCAACCTCACACCTTGATTAAGTTTCTCTATGGTCATTTGATTGAAGAGATGCTCCTGTTCCTAGTGAGAATGAGTGGACATGAGGTTACTGATGAGCAGAAGAAGGCTGAGGTTGAAGGTCTTGTGGGTCACATGGACTGTAAGATTGATGGTATTGTAACTGATGTGAAGTCAACAAGTAGCTATGGGTTTAAGAAGTTTCAAGATGGAACTCTAGCATTTGATGATCCATTTGGTTACATTGACCAGCTTAAAGGATATGCTAAAGCTGAGGATGCTAGGGAGATGGGTTGGTTGGCAATGGATAAACAGAATGGCCACCTGACTTTCCTTAAGTATAATCTAGATGACACTCAAGCTCCAGTGTATGAGGTATTGGAAGAGGATATTGTTGATAGGATTAAACATATTAAGGAAATGGTTAAACAACCTGAACCTCCAGAGCATTGTTACCCTGAACAACCTGACGGTAAATCAGGTAACATGAAGCTGAGTGTAGGGTGTAGTTATTGTCAGTTCAAGAAGCATTGTTACCCTGACTTGAGAGCCTTTGCCTACTCAACAGGACCTAGATTTTTAACAAAGGTTGCTAATCAACCTAAAGTAATGGAGATAGATTTACATGAGCACACAGTATAAAGTAGTTAATAGTGGTAGACCAGAGCGTTTTGAAGAACAAGTAACTAATCTTTTAAATGATGGTTGGGAACTTCAAGGCAGCCCCTTCATTTCTCAGACAGGAGGGATGACTCAAGCAATGACAAAAACAACTACTACTAAAAAGAGTACAAAGAAATGACTTGGAACTATAGAGGAATGATTGATAAGGATGGTGGTCACACTATCAGAGAAGTATTCTATGATGAGGATGATGGAACCATTGATTCCTTCACTGCTGAACCTGTAGCTCCTTATGCTGAGTCTCCTGAGGAGATGTATGAGGTAATGCAGATGATGATGGAAGGACTACAGAAACCTTACATGTTAGAGACAGACTTTATACCTGAGGATCAAGAGGTTGAAGTGGTATTGATAGAACCTAATGCAATCCACTGATACTGACCTCCTTGGACACTGGAATGGTTTAGTTCCTAACACCAATATACACTTTGGGTTTATCTATAAGATAGAAGATATAGAGACAGGGAGAAAGTATATAGGTAAGAAGAATCTCTTTCATTCCTCAGGTGTAGTTAAGAGTAGAGTTAATAATAGACTCTCTCCTAAATGGAATAAGAAACACTGGAAGGAATCTGATTGGAAGACATACACTGGATCTAGTAAGCCACTTAATGCAGACATTAAAGCTAAAGGTAAGGACAAGTTTCATTTTGAAATATTAAAACTGTGCTACTCTAAAGCTGATTTGTCATACAGTGAGATGGAAGAACAGATAAACAGGGATGTACTTAGAACTAAATTAGATCCAGATACTTTTGAATATTATAACGAAGGGATATATGGAGTAAAGTTTAGACCACCTGAGATTGGTATAAATATAGACCATGCTCTACATAAATTTAAACATAAGGATGGTAGAGAGTTTGTTGGTAAGAGATATGAATTTGTAGAGAAGTTTAAACTGAATGGTCCATCAGTCTGTGACCTGATACGAGGAGAGCGTATGAACTATGGGAAACTAAAGAAGATTAAGACACATAAGGGATGGAGTTATGATGGGTTTATACAGGGAGATTTATTCTGACATGAGCAACTTACCATATAGTAAAACAATAAACCACCCATCATATTATACCTATGGAGACATAGAAGTTATAGATGTTATAGAAGACTGGGAGTTACCTTATCATTTAGGTAATGCAGTTAAGTATATTGGTAGGGCAGGGAAGAAGGATGATATAAAGGAAGACATCCAGAAAGCTATCTGGTACTTGGAGAGATACTATGGCACTCTTACTTAATGAGTTGAAGGAGAAGATCTGTCTCTACTGTGATGTTTGTCTCCTATGTGAGCTACTTGACTTAGAGCCTGAGGATATACTAGAGAGATTTGAGGATAGGTTGGTGGAAAATATAGACCCTTTTTATGAAATGTGTGAGGAAGATAACAATGACTATTGAAGAACTAATTAAAACAGTTGAGAGTAATTAAATGAAGGCTATAATTAACATTAGCTCTGACGCACTAGGGGATACTATAGCATGGATACCCTACGCTGAGGAGTACAGAAAAGCTACAGGCTTTGATGTAATAGTTAGGTGTGCTCATGAAACTCTCTTTAAAAAGACATACCCTAACCTTACTTTTGATAAAGATGTTATACCTAAACAATCTATGTTATATTTCAATATAGGCTATGGACTAGATGAGAGACACAAGAGTATCCCAATGCAACAGATAGCTACCATGACTCTTAACATTCCTTACAAGGAGATAAGACCTAGGCTTGAAGTACCTAAGAAGAAGAAAAGAAAGAAACCTTATGTTTGCATAGCTACTCAATCTACAGCTCAAGCTAAGTATTGGAATAACCCTAAAGGATGGCAAACAGTTGTTGACTATTTAATCTCTAAAGGGTATGATGTTTTAGATATAGATAAAGAGAAGAGCTATGGAACTAAAGGATATAGCAACACTATTCCAAAAGGTGTAGTAGATAAGACAGGAAAAATACCCTTGAAGAATAGAGTTAAAGATCTAGCTGGTGCTGAGTTCTTTATTGGTCTAGGATCAGGACTCTCTTGGTTAGCTTGGGCGGTAAAGACTCCAGTGATTATGATCTCAGGATTCTCTGCACCTTACACTGAGTTCACTGATTGTAAAAGGATAACAGGACCAGAGGATAAATGTAAAGACTGTTTGAATAATTTTAAGTTTGATCCTAGTGATTGGGTGTGGTGTCCTAGTGATGACAAGAGAGAGATGTTTGAGTGTACAAAATATATACAACCTAGTGAAGTAATAGAAGCAATAGAGGAATTGAGAAATGACAATTGAAGAACTAATTAAAACAGTTGAAGAACTTAACAAACGCAGGGGTCCTAAGCTTGCCCTGTTTATTCAGACTTATTATGACGGTGACTTTACTATGAAAACTATTGAACGTGTGAAGACTCAATATCAATTTATGACTGAAGACTGGCAAACTGATTTGGATACGCT